TATTCCAGAGCCATTGGCTCCTGTTGAAACGTTACCGGTCACAGAAACTGCTGATATAGTATCGCACTGGATGTTGTCATAACCAGATCCATCCACAACATTCCCAGTAAGAGTGCATTGAGTAGATACTGTACCCAAATAAATACCTGTCTGGCCAGCGTCTTTAACGGTATTCCCGCTAACTGTTGTGTGAGCTGCGTTAATTGCTCGGATGCCGTTAACGGTTTGTGCATAGCAAGTGTTGCCAGAAACGGTGCAGAAGTTTGCGCCCGTATCGAGCAAGACACCAACTCTGCCACCACGGCAAACGTTACCAGTGAAGGAGATGAAATCAGAGTTATAGGCGTACAAACAAGCATTGATGGCCCCGGCAGCGCTTAGGTGGGATACAGTGTTACCAGTGACCGACACAGAAGTGCTATTAACGTCAATCAGGAGCCCATAAATATCGTTATCAGCAAACGTGTTGCCGGTATAGGCAGCATTGCGCTGTGCGCCGCCAGCGACACCTACCTCGTTGCCTGTAAACGAGCAGCCGTTGACGCTCAGCGAGTCAACGCCGGGAAGAATAGCGGCCGGCTCAACCGGGCCGCTGCCCGCCATCAAGCCACAATATGGAGCGTCATCGAAAGAGCAATACTCAATTTTGACGTTTGATAATGTTTTGCCTGCTACAGCACCTACATACAAGGCGTTGAAGTATCTATAGCTATCGTCGGTCCCTGTCGTTGTGACGGTACCCTTGTTGCCCTTGAAGGTCAGGCCGCTAATCAGATAGTCACTGCCGGACACGATCTCTGCTGTGTTTTTATTTGTGATCCCATTGGCCAGCTTGATTACTGCCGATTCTGAAACGAAAGAAAGGCCTGTTTTGTTTTGAAGGGTTCCAGACAACTGAATCCCTGTGACAAGGTATGTGCCGCCGGGGAAGAATAAAGAACTTCCGGCAGACATGCTGTCAACAGCCGCCTGGATTTCAGCCGTATCATCAGCAACCCCATCTCCAACAGCACCAAAGTCCTTCACGGACACCACGTCCTTGAGCTTGCTACTCCAAGACCTAGTAACGGCTCCAGTACCATCCTGAGTAAATCCAGGCGTTCCAGTGTAAGTGTTGTCAACATATCTTTTAGAAGCGGCATCGGTGTCTGCGGTGGGTGATGCCAGGCTCGTGATCTTATTACCACCCATGGCTAGGACGCCAGACATTGTATCGCCTGATTTGCTTACTTTCAGGGCGTCTTGTGCGTCAATGTACGTCTGGGTGGGGGCTTCTTGGGTGTAGTATAGGGTCTGTAAGAAGTTTCGATTGAGCCCACTAACGGGGAGAGGTCCACCAGGCTGAATAACAGACACCAAGGTATCTGACGGGGTTTCTCGAAAAATGACCACCTTGGTCCCCGCAGCAGGCGCCACTGAAAACCGCAGCACATTTGCACTGAGGAAGGAAAATGCGGTGGTTAGAATCCCATTGATGGTGACCTTGACGTGGCTACGGGCCAGATACGGGAACGTGAATGAGAAATCGATCTGGGTTCCGTTAGCTGTTACAGTGGAGGGAACGTAGGGGTTAATTGCCATCGTTAAGAGCGTCGATTGCTTGCTGAGTCTGAGTTGCGGCGTCTACATCGCCGCGGCCTTGTTGAATCCGGCGCTGGCGTACAAGATCAGTGCGGGTCCGCCACTTTTCTGAGCTATTGAGCATCAGAGCTCTGGCCTCGGCCTTGGCCTGATTGACGGTTGCGGTGATTAGCTCGTGATGCTGGGAATCCTCAGCAATTTGAGAGGAAGTGCGGGACTTCCAACCCCGAAGAGCCTGCTGATAGGTGGGGCTGTTGAAGAGATCGTCCAGACGTTCGGCCAGCTTGACCTGGTGGAGCGCCTTGGCGAAGTCTGCCCGCTCGTCCTTGGCGATTTCCTCCCCTTGGTCGAGTTTAGTGGTGAGGAGGCTAGAATCCCATCCTGCATCGGTCAGGTTCGAGGCCACGGACTGCCCCAGAGCCTCAGGGGTCCCCTTGGGGAACTCTGCGTCGTAGATTCTAAAGGGAGAGATGGCATTGTACCACCCGCCTGCAAGCGACGTGAAGGGTTTTCCGGTGAATGGATCTAGTTTGGTAGGCTCGTTCAGGGCGAATCCTGGGGCAGCGGCGGCCAATACTTTCTGGAGCTCCCCATCGATCTCTCGGATGTAGGGATTTAGGGTGTTGGCCATGGCCCGACGAGCACCCGCCATTGGCAAGAAGTTGTTGGCCGTCGAGATGAGTCCTTTGGCAACCGGATCTGGTGTGGTGTAGGTCTTAGGGTCCAGGAATCCAGCCACGACCGTGAGGCCACTGAGGTAACTCTTGTCCACGATGGAGATCGAGAGGGCAAACATTGCCTGAGACATAAATTGCTCAGCCACGTCGATGTGGCCCATCCGACCCAGCATGGCGATGTCACCCATGAGAGCCATCAGGTTGTTGATGGGCTCAATCGACTCGTAGGAGACCCACCACTTCCCTGCCACCTTGATGGAGCGGGGGCGGTGTTCCTGCAGCCAGAGCTCCCTGGCAGGTCCTGGAGGCGGTCCGTTGCCTGTGAGATTGCCATTGAGGGCAGCCATGCCTCCTGCAGCCATGAACAGGGCTCCTGTGGCCTGCCTGCCCTGCATGATGGCCTTGGCCACGGGGTCGAATCCCTCGTCTCCTGGCATGGAGTTCAGCACATCCCGGGCACGGCTGCTTGCTCGATTGAGGAGAGGGAGGTGCTGGGCGCCATAGACGGCCAGGTTGTATGGCGTCCGCACGAAAGGCATAGCCAGACGCAGTAGTGGAGCAGCATTAGTCAACTGGGAGAGGGCATTCACCACACTTCCGGGGTTGTCCTGGAAGGTGGAAGCGTCAGCCCAATCGAGGAGGTGCTTGTCCTTGATCTGGAAGTCGTCGTGGAAGCTGGCCTTGTACATCTGAGCGTAGATCTCACCAAACCGAGCATCAAGCTCCTTTGGCGATAAACCCTTGTCAAAGGCTGCAAACGCAGAATCCATGGATATCTTCATGCGGCTGTTGATGATCTTGAAGAAATCATCACCGGCCACCAGGGCGCGACTGCCCCAGCTGAAGAGCTTGTTGTCTTGGACCTTGTAGAGGGTGTCGATTATTCCAAGGGCCATCTGCTCGGCTGTGTTGCCGCTGTCCCTTGCAAGGATCCGGATGGCCTCGAGCTTGGCCTTGGCCTTGGTCTCCTCCATCATGAACTTGGTGTTCAACTGCAAAGGCTCGCCAGTGGCAAAACTACGCCGCATCACGGCAAAGGCATCACTCATGGAGGTGGCAATGCCCTTGTAAGCTGAGACTGCGGCGTAGCGTGCTCTTGGATCCCTGATCCCCATAAGGCCAAGGCTGAGGGGCTTTTCGACGGAGGCATAGGTGTTGCCAGCGAGGTTCCGCAACTGAGAGATGGGGCCCGACAAGATAGAATTGTAGAGGCCATTCATGGCATTCTGCCAGCCCACCTCCATCATCACGTTGATATGCTTGAGGGTGCCCGCAGGGTCTCCTCCATTGAGGACGAGAGCCCGCACCAGGGCAGTTCGTTCGGCCATAGCATCAGCATCTTGGCCAGCCCGGGACAAACGGTGGATCTTTTCGACCCAGGCCTTTACCTTCTGTTTTTCAACCTTGGCCTTCTGGGTGGGGGTCATAGGTGAGGGGCCCTTGATGGGCTTCCCGTCGGCCCCTAGGACCTCCTGGAACATCCGCAGGTTATAGCCGCTGTCGTAGCCGCTGAGTTTGTGGAGCTCACTGAGGGTGGTCAGGCGATCGACAAGGCGATCCATCTGGTTCCCTGGGTTGCGACCGGCAGCATACAGCTCGTCGAGACTCTTGGACAGCTCGTAGATCTGATTGGCCGTGTCGGTGATGAATGTCTTCGTAGCGATGACACCCTTGGCACTCAGCAGTTCCTTGGTAACTTCCTCCTCAGTGACAGTGCGGAGAGCTCCTTGAGAGCGCAGCAGGGCCACGATCTCCTCACCATCAGGGGTGTAGTCGTCTGATACCTGGACAGCTTGCCTAAAGGCCTGAACGATGCGGGCCGAATGCTCAAGGTTTTCTGCTACGGACCGACCAGTCTGCTTGGCAATGTTCCGCAGATCCATATCGTCCACGAAGGACTTGAGGGTGCTGAGGGTGGCCTTGTTTACATCGGGTGCCGTGGCTATGATCTTGTAGTAGGCGTCGGTGAACACCGAGGGGCTTTTACCCATGGTCGGGCTTGTGGCTCCCTTCAGGATGGAGGGATCGGCATCGGGCCGGCGGGCCACCTTGGGCACGGAGGTTTCGAGTCGGATCTGATCGACTACGGCTACATTGGGCGGGATGGAGTCGTTGAAGGTGGCCAACTCCTCGGCACGCATGGTGGAGGGATCATTTGAAAGATCCATCTCCAGCTGGGCCCGTTCCTCGGCTAGATCAGCCAGTTTCTGCTCCAGATCCTGGATGCGCTGGGATTCCGGATCGAGTTGCTTTGCAGGAGCATCCAGACCAATCTCGAGCTGCTTAGGGTCAGGGGCATCTGCTGCTAATGCCTTGGTTGCATCTTCTACCTCAGCCTTGGCGGCTGCATACTCAGGGCTCCAATATGGGTCCCCTTCTTCCACTTCTTTGAGATTAGCCTTGGCTAATTCAAGTCTACGCTCTGCGTTCTCAACGGGGAGATTAGACAGCTCCCTTCTCAGTTCAGGCGTAAGCGGGGGGGAGGGGGTTACATCCCTGAGGGGTAATTCCAGCTGCTTATTTTTGAGACTGTCGAGCTCGGTCTCCAGCTCGATGCGGCGGGCCTCCAGCTCGCGGACGCGGCCGTTGGTAGCTACGGACCACTGCTTGTCGGAGAGCTCGGTTTTGGCTGCCTTGGCGGCCTGAGCCTCTTCGGCGCCCTGTGCGACCCCGCGGGCCATGGCTTCCTCAGGAGGGAGGCCTTGCTTCAGGAAGAACTGGG